ATGGCGGGTTATTTGTCCTGGTTATTCCCCCGTTGTAAAATCTCTCCTAAACTTAACGGTACGGCACCACACTTCGGGGATGAAATGTTCGCGCTGGTACTTTTTGTTTGCTACCTGGATGGCGGTTGTGAAGATATTGTTGTGGATGTCTACAACACGGAACAGCAGTGTCTTTATTCTATGAGCGATCAACGGATCCGCCATGGCGGTTGTTTTCCGATTGAGGATTTTATAGATGGTTTCTGGCGACCAGCACAGGAGTATGGTGATTTTTAATTATTGCAATTGCACAAGAGTCAGTTCGCCCCCAAAGACAGCACCGGTATCAATATAATGCAGGTTGCCAATATCCACGCGATGTCGCAACGGTGTATGACCAAACCAGAAATGATCAGCACCTGTAATTCCCTGCCCTTTTTGGCGTTCACCTAATCGCGAGCGGCTCCACAAGACCTGATGCAAATCAACGTCCTTTTGCCATTCATAAACATCATCTGGATAATCGGCATGAGCAATAACATGTTTGCCGGTACGACTGTGTACTTCAAGAATAAAGGGCAAATGCTGACATTTTTCCAGCGCCGTTTTCGCTTGTTTCTGTTGATTATCTGCCAGCGCAATAAACCAGTCGCCGCCATTCATCAACCACAAAGACATCTGCTGGGATGCCAGCGCATCCATCGCCATCTGTTCATGATTGCCTCTTACCGCACAAACCCAATGTTGTTCCAGTAACTGCAGACAACGTAAACTTTGCGGCCCACGATCGATAACGTCTCCTACTGAGATAAGTAAATCTCGCCACGGATCAAAACGACAATGCCATAATTTGCGGCGCAACTGCTCAAGACAACCGTGTATATCGCCAGAAAGCCAGATATGTCGCCATTGATGACCCGCAATTCTCTGATAAACGGGCGCAGGCTGTTTCATCAATATTTTCCTCCCGCGCTAAAGATCACATAATCTTAACAAGAATGTTAAAAAACGCTGGACTCAGACAGTAGAGTGTGTGTTATGGTTGACTATAAAGTCAGCGAAGGAAATGCTTCTGGCTTTTAACAGATAAAAAGAGACCGAACACGATTCCTGTTTTCGTCAACAAACAACAAAATCTTTTAGAATTAATGTGTTAAATAAATTCATGCTCATCTTTTAATCTCTAACACGTACTATTACATATTAATACATTCAATTAGTTACCATTTTTTCGAGTTTTTTAGAGAAATTTTCGGGAATATTTCAGGTCAATCCATGCATACACAAGCAATTCCTGTATTGAATAATTCCGTAGCAATTATGTAAAATCATCTCCGGCTGATTTTCATTCAAACTCGCGCTATCGAACGTCCATCAGCCAGCCGCGGCACGTTCTTGCATACGACGTGCCGCGCTTTCCTTAATAATTTTTTAGCAGTACTGTGTAAATGATGAGCGACCTAATCCATGCATGACGCGTAGTGCCTATTGTGCATCTTTCTGCGTCTCTTTTTACTGGACCCAAGCCAATGATGCTGGCGATACCATTCCCGCCAGGCCCACTTACAACAGTAAAATTCGGGGCTCTGCCTTTACATACAATACAATGTTGCACGATTGCCCATCATCAACTCCGTTAATATCTATGAGTAGTAACCCTATGTAACTGTAAAGACGAATCAGCGCTAATTGTGTCTGTCCACATCCCCAAATGTAAAGATATAAGGAGCACCATGATACAGTTGGATCTGATTTACATCCTGTAAATTCTCGTCGATAGCCACCCCTGGAAAATCATGTTGCTGGATAAATCCGTATCCTATGTTAGACACAGCGGGATACTCTGTGAAATCAGGACTCGCCTCATATCGGTCACTGATCGTACCCAGTCTTTCGAAGAAAGCCCTCTCATTCTTTTCATGCCTCATGGCAGCCTGTCGAAGGGCATTCAGGTTACGTAGTCTAAGATGAGCTTCTCGTTCTGGCTCTGCATATCCTTTGAAGTCGGGAACACTCCATCCCAGCTCTTGAGCGACACGACGTGCGAGAATCTCGGTGGGTCCTAGCTCTATATTACTATCTCCAGATGGATCGCTGGCCCCAGTAACATGATGAATAATCTCGTGAATCAGTCCTTCCTGCCACGATGGCATCTCATAAGAATCAGTATCTGGCGCAACACTAAAACTGACATAAGGCTCTTCGTTCTCGTTTTCTCCTGCCTCGCAAATGGGGAGAATTGGTTCTTGCCCGACATCGTATCCATATAATTCGTTACAGGTTAGTGATTGAATATCATCAATTTTGATAGCAGATTCTCCGTTAAGCTCGTATTCGTTTCTGTATTTAATGCAACCAATGTGTACCTCCTCATTATGAATGCCATAGCTTACGGCATCACGAAATGTTTGTGATCGGCTCAACGCATCAAGTACAGTGTTGCCAATCATATCGACCGTATGCTGATCGATGAGCCTGCTACGGCTGTCATGGACGGCGCGAATTACACTTTCGTATACGTTGCTTAAATCTGCTGCGGAAAGCGGTATTCGCTTACCTATATCCAAAACGTAATCCGCATAGGCATTTTCAGCACGATTAGGAGCAACGGCAGCAGAGTATCCAGCAGGGGCAAAAAAGTTGAAGCCAGGTTGGAGAACGGGAATTTTCATATTGATACTTAATATGGTTTTATATATTTCAGTGCCACCAATTCACTAGCTTACAACCAGAAACTAAAAAAACGTCAGGGCGTTGATAATAATGAATACCAACTTTCTGCCCATTTATAGTAATATCTTTCGTTATCAGGTTTTGTCTGGCAGCTTCACGTAATATTTCAATACTCTGCAAAGCAACATTTGATGAAATGCTGGATGTTATCAATGGCATATGTCATTTACCCCAACAAGACTAAATTTTAGAAAAAACAACTGCCGGGACAACTTTCGCCCCCTGTAACCCCAAATAAGATGTCAGATTTATCGGCATTAATTTATCTCCCTGTTGAATTAGCTCCTCTATCATCTACTTAACAAATATCCCCCGGACATTGCAACACAAAAACCGGAGCCGGACTCCGGTTTTGTGAAGCTGTCGGGTTACTTCATCCCGCCAATATTTTCCCACGTCCCGTCAGCACGCAGGATTTGCAGCGGTCTTACCACGCACTGTATCTGCTTTTTATCCGCATCCAGTATCACCACCTGCGTGATTACCCTGTCCTGCTCCGGGATAATGCCATTCTCATCTGACTCCAGGATGTCTGCCGGCCCCAGTCGCAGCTGTGCTGTAAGTAACTCCCCGTGTTCACGGTCATCATGCTTTCCGCAACCACACAGACGCTGCTATAAGTTTTTTAGTATATTCATGTCATTCTCTGTTCTGCCTGTATCACTGCCCACTTCATTCAGCCCCTTAACATCCTGCCACGGCCCGTCACCAAACCTGACCTGCAAATGCTGAAACAGCCCCTGAACCTGTGTGGCATCTTTGGGGTCAAGAAAGGTCAGTCCGGTGATGAGCGCACCATCTGTATCCGGGAACCAGCCATTGCTGTTTGTCTCAATAATGTTTCCCGGCCCCAGACGGAACCGTATTTGCGTCTCCCCCGGGTCGCCCTTCGGCCCCTGAGGTCCGGTTGCCCCGACAGGGCCGGTGTCACCGCGCTCTCCCTTATCACCCTTCGGCCCCTGAGGACCCGCGGGCCCCTGTTCCCCCTTTGGCCCGGGAGGTCCCACCACGGTGGGGATTCGGTTTACGGCCTCTTCCGCCGCTATCCTGCTTTGTTCCGCTGACTGTGCGCTTTCTGCTGACTCCCGGGCTTTTTCTGTTGCGGTCGTTGCATCCCTGGCTGCATTACCGGCTGCACTTTCTGCCGTCTTTCTTGACAATTCAGCTTCTGCTGCACTTTGTGATGACTCACTGGCTTTTTGAGCGGCCGCAGAAGCCGAGGACGAGGACGCCTCCTCTGACTGCTTTGCAGCGGCTGCACTTTCTGCCGCCTGCCGGGCTGACTCCGATGCCTCCCCTGCTGAAGTGTCAGCATTTGCCGCGCTCTCTTCTGCCTGACTGGCTGATATGCCGGCATTCCTCGCTGACGTCTCCGCCTCTCCGGCATTCTTCTTCGCCTCCTCAGCGTGACGCGCCACCTCTTCCACCATCAGTTCAAAACGGCGCAGTGCCTCCGGCCGGACGTCATCCTCCGACATGGCACCGAGAAAATCATTCAGCGTACCGGGTTGAGAATCTTCATACACGGTGATGGTCCCGGCATGTGACGGCGGGAATCCTTCCACCAACAGAATGACTCTGTACTGACCGTACTCAACGTCCATGCTGTAACGACCGGCTTCATCCGGATTTTCAGAGGCCACCGTGTTCACCACCACCGTGCTGCTGGTCCGTCTGGCTTTCAGTTGAATGGTGCAGTTCTCTACCGGTTTTCCTGTGCCGTCTTTCAGTACACCTGAAATCTTTACTGCCATATTCACCCCACTAAAAAGCCCGCCTGAACCGGCGGGCTGTCATAACACTGTGTTACCTGGCTAATCAGAACTTATAACCGACACCCACGATGAAACCGTCAGTGCGCCAGTCGCCACTGCCGGAGCCTTCATAAGCAATATCAATGGCCACGGATTCGGTCGGGTTAAACTGCACGCCAGCTCCCCACGCCAGAGACGTGTTGCTGTGGCGACCGTCATCACTTCCGGTCAGCACGTCGTGCGTTTTCCCCTTGTTGTCAGTTACGCGGAGATAATCCCCGGAGAAAGTCGACACACGGCTGTAAGCCACGCCCGCCATCGCATACGCGCTGAACCATTCATTCACGCGCACAGACGGCCCCGCCATTACGCTGAACCAGCGGTTACGAACGGAATCTTCATGCCAGCGGGTATCGCTGTAATGGGTCAGCTGGCGATTCCTGTCTCCTGCATAGCTGAATGACGTCACCATCCCCAGTGTGTCCGTAAACTCATAACGGTATTTCACGTTAATTCCGTTCAGTTCATCGCTGCCAGGAACGTTCGTCGAGACATGAAGATACCCCGCGCTCAGCGTGGCCTGCTGCTCAGACGCCCATGCAGGCGCACCGGATACGGTCAGACAAATGGCTGCGGACAAAATGGCGGCATAAAGTTTACGCATAATTACCTCTCGCTTTTCTGCAATAAAAAAGGCGTCATTCCTGACGCCCTTTATTGGGGTTATAAATATTTCAACGAATACTGATGCCGGAAGCAGCTTTTTTGGTCACAATCACCGTACAGTCGGTGATATTGCCTGCCCCCTGATTGCCTTTCTGGAAAATCTTAAACTCCAGAGTGACGCTACCACCACCACTAGGCATATCAATAACTGCACTGTAACTACCGGGAATGGCCCCTTTAGTTTCTCTGGATGCGATTAATACGCCGTTTTTGCGAACTTCAAAACCATACCCCGTGTATCGCGTGCCTCCTGGGTTATTTCCGCTCCCCGGATCGTCATACGCTATACCGTTAAAAATAATGGGCGGAATAATAATCTGGCGGTCAAAGTTATGATCATCGCTGATGGTGACTGTAACCGTACCGTTTGGTGTTTCCGTGTTACCCCACGTACCGACTTTTTTCGGGAAGGCTTTTGATACAGCTTTAACGAAATCCCCTCTGACCTGGGTCGCCTCCAGCATGCCCTTAATCGTACAGTTCTGGTTAATCGTGACATTGTTGAGCGCTCCTGAGTTCGCATTCACACTGCCACTGATATCCGCATTTTTCGCCGTCAGTCGCCCGTCTGGTGTCAGGGAAAATGCCGGAGGATTACCGCCGCTGGTAATGGTGGGAGCCGTCAGATATTTCAGGAACACTTCATTCATGAATATCTGATCGCCCTGACCAACAAACATCGGCTTTGTGTTGCCATTCGCAGGATTAATCATCGCAATCCTGTCTGCTGCCAGCAGCACCTGACTCTGCATGCCGTCGGGGGTGTTCTCAATACCGGCACCGATACCCGCAATATAAAGGCGTCCGTCCTGCATCTGCTGCAGCTTCACTGCCCACATGCTGTTCAGGTTATTATTTGTATCAACCTGAACCTTCTGTATCTGCTGGATCGCTGCACTCTGGTCTTCCAGTTTCTTATTGACGGTCTGTGTTATTTCATTGCTGACATCCGTTATGGACGTCCTGATTTCAGTCAGGTCAGGCGCAAGCTGACCGTTATCAATCTGCGTCCACAGCTCCTGAGCCAGATGGGTTTTCCCTATCTCGCCTTTGAAAAAATCCAGATAGCCTGATGCATCATCACTCGGCTGACCGACAGCCTCTACAAATGCCGATTTGCCAACGGTGTTCACACTGCGGATATAAAAGTAATAATCATGGCCCGGTTTGATATTGATACTGGCAGCTATCCAGTACAGCGCCGTGCCAAGATAGCGGGCTGTGGTTTCAACCTGCCTGATATCAGCAATCCGCTTTTCCGAGAACCAGAACTCAAACTGTACCGTCGGATCATAAACCGCAAGATGCGGCGTGGCGGTTATCTGAAAATAGCCCGGTGTCAGCTCAATCCGAGACGGCGCTGCCGGTGCGGCAATCCGGAACGATACCGATGCCGGATCGCCCTGCTGTCCCCACGCATTTACCGCCCGGACTGTCAACCTGTAGTTCCCCGGCGCCAGTTGCGTGAAGCGGTATGTGGTTTCTGTCGTCCTGGCCGTGCTGACCAGCCGCTCACTGCCGTCATCCGCTGCCACGGTCAAGCGAAGCAGGAAGCTCACGCCCTTCACCACCTTCGGCGTGTCCCAGCGCGCCAGCACCTGATATTCCCCGCTGTCTGCGGTGACTTCGGCAGTCAGGTGCTGCACCGCTGGCGGCGTGACACCATTCACCGTGCCGCTCTGGTCGCCGTCAAAGTGCGCCCCGTTATCCACGATGGCTTCTTTTTCCGGTACGTGCTGCACTGCCGTGATGGCAAAGGTGCCGTCCGTGTTTTCCCGGATGGAGACACAGCGGAACAGGCGACGACGCAGTGACGGCAGGGAGAGTCCCCATACACCGTATGTCTCCACGCCATCCGGCAGGGTGCTGACCTGTATCCGGTCCGGCGCGGGGTGTGCAGTGATGGCCACGCTCACCGGCTTACCGCTGCCGTTAATCAGGTTCACCGTCGGTGTACCTGTCTCCGGCAGGGTCACCTCACGGTCCAGTGTCAGGGTGCGGCTGGCGGCATCGATGGACAGGACACGTCCGCCGGTCATGGTCCCGGCATAGTCGTTATCACAGATTTCAATAATGTCACCGGGTGTGTGACGCAGCCCCTGTGACCCGAGCGTGAAATCCACCGTCTGCGTTTCCAGCAGTCCGGTCTTTATCACCCACAGTCCGGCACGGTGGGCCTGACCGCGGCTGGTACAGCCGAACGCGTCCATCTTCAGCAGGTTGCGTCCGTAGCGCAGTATGGCTTCCGGGTCTTCCACCAGTTCCGTGGAGGTCTGCCAGCCGTTCTGCGGGTCGGTGTAATTCACCTCCACCGCCGTGTGCCGGTCCTTCAGGGCACTGAAGCTGTAGCGGAATCCCACGCCGTTATCATCCACCACCACATCGCTGTTGGTGTACGGCCACACCACATCCGACGGGCGGTCCTGAACGAACGTCAGCGTCTGACCGTTCCATACCGGCATACAGCGCATCGCAGAGCAGAAATCACTGAGAACGTCCCACGCCTTACGCTGTTGTGACAGGTACGCATTAAAGGTCATCCGCGGCTCTGTGCCCCCGAAACCATCCGGGACCGTCTGGTCGCAGTACTGCCCGATGGCATACAGCGCCCACTTGTCCACATCCGCCGCCCCCAGACGTTTTCCCATGCCGTAGCGCGGGTGAGTCAGCATGTCCCACAGACACCAGGCCGGGTTGTTGCTGTATGCCGGTTTCAGACTGCCGTCCCAGATACCACTGTACGTGCGTTTTTCCGGGTCATAGTTTGACGGCACCTGGATGATGCGACCGCGGATATGGTAGTTCACCGTCATCTGCTGGCCGCCGAACTGCTCCGCATCCACCTGCAGCCCCACAATGGCCGTGTTCGGGTAGCACTGTTTCACATCGATGATTTCGGTGTATGACGACCACAGCGTCTTATTCTGCAGCTGGTCCGTGGTGCTGTCCGCCGTCTCCCTGACCATCCGGATGTTAAAGGGCCGGGGAGGCAGATTATCCAGAATCACCGAGGCCAGGAACTGTGAGGTGGTCTTGCCGTTAATGGTGACGTCCTTTTCTGTCACCCAGTTACCGTTACGCTGTAACTGAATCAGCAGGCGGACGGATGCCGGGTTACGGTCACCCTTTGAGGTGGTCTCCACCAGTGACTGCACCCCGAAGGTAACCCGCAGGCGGTCAATGTTCGCGGACGTAATGGTGCGCGTCACCGGTTTTGCCTTCGTCACTTCCACGCCCAGTCCGGTTTCAGCTCCGGAGGACTCAAAGCCTTCCGGTGGTGTCTGCTCCTGCTCCCCGGCGCGCCAGACCGCGGTCACACCGTGTATCACGGGGATTGCCGTCCGTGTCCGTCAGTGGGGTTTTGTTCACCAGGATACTCTGCAGCCCCTTCACCGGACCTTCAATCGGCCCTTCACCAATCGCATCAATCACGCTCATCATCTGCGTGGACTTAAGATTGTCCTTTGCCTCAACCGGCGTGTGCGCCTTGCCACCACCTTTGCCCATTGTCTCACCCTTTACTGTGATAACTGTTACGCACAAAAACAACAGGCATCCCGGAGGATGCCTGTATCATCACTGAATAAAACTTCTGAATATCTTCACATTTTTACAAACTGACTGTGGTGCTAATAATTTCTCTGCGTTAATGTTTTTTGTCGTGACATAAGAATAATTCCTTACACTTAATCTTCGTAACGCTCCCTCAGTTCCGCAACTCTGCGGGATTTTTTTATTCTTTTTACCCCTGCCGCCCGATAACCACGACCTTTCCGCCCCCGCCTTCATCACGGGTGCTGATGTCCTGGGATATCCGTCGTGAACCAACCAGCATTTCCCCGTAAGGCACCGGCATCGGGTTACCCTGGGCAATCATATTGTCCAGTGACGAAAAATACGTGTTCTGTTTACCGTTATCCGTTGCGCGGTAATCCGGTGTTTTTGCCTTCGGTGCCAGCATCTGGGCCACACCGCCCAGAATCATACTGGCACCCAGTGAAAACAGCATCGTGGTGGCAGAAAACCACCGGCACTCAGGGCTGTACCCCATAACGCCATCGAGCCTCCGACAGTGAAGAAAGAGCCCACGATGGCTGCCGCCCCCAGCACAATCTGCAGTCCACCCTTTCCGGCCCCGGCCAGTCGCGGCACAATGTGGATGACCGTTCCCTCACCCAGCTGTTCGTGAAGACGGGCGTACACCGCCTCCGGTGCCGTGTCCTCACCGGCAATACGTATCTGGTACCACCCTTCGTTCATCTGACGGCGAAAGCCCGGCATCTGCATCGACAGGGCGCGAATGGCTTCCGCTGCCGTGTTCACGTACAGGCTGAGGCGGCGGCCAAATCGTTGTAAATCCCCGTGAAGGCAGATGCGTGCCAGTGGCGGTGACGCCAGACAGAATGCGTTCGTCGTTGCCATTTTTCAGAATACCTCTCCCGTTTACTCAGTTGTTCAGGCAGATGGTGAAGCAGCTCACCGTTGCCGCAGTATATGGCGGCATGGTTCGGTACCGAAGCACCAAAGCAGCACAGCAGAATATCGCCCGCCTGTGCAGAGGACAGGGGCACCCGGTAAAAGCCGGTGACCGCCATATTGTCCAGGTAAAGGTTCTGACCGTTGCGCCACCAGTCATCCCCGCGATGAAAATCCGGCATTTCAGTCCCCGCCAGATGGTATGCATCCCGGAACAGGGTGTAACAGTCCGTCACCCCGTGCTACAAAGCGCCGTCCCGTCAGGTGCGGCACGCAGCGGAATTTGTGAATTTCCCCCCGGCAGACCAGCCACCAGGGCAGTGCGCTTTTTATCTGCAGCCGCCGGTCCGCCTCGCTCAGCCAGGGCAGCCCACCGGGGTGGCTGTGGACCAGTGCCACAATCTCCCCCTGCATCTGTGCCTGCAGCCAGTCTTCCGGTGCGATACGAAAATACGCCTCCGGCTCTGCGGAGATATTCACGCAGGGCTGGTACCGTTCGCCCTCCGGGGTGCTTATCACGAAGCCGCACGACTCCGCAGGCGCACACCGCCGGGCATGCGCCAGAATCGCTGATTCAGTCTGTGTCATAAAACAGGATTTACTACGAAAGTTTATTAATGGAAAGGAAACCGCCAAAATTAGCCACCATGCCGCGCATCTCACACCCGCGCATGCACTTGCTGCATCTGTCCTTCCGGATATCCGTGGTGGGGTTGTCGAACTCATCCGCCACCGCAGGACCGTTATACCCGCATTCATCTCCCCGGTAATCCCACATACAGGTGTTCGCCAGCATGATGCGACCGGGAAACAGCGCTCCGTCCGTCTCCGTCGGTGTTGCCAGCACAAACGAGGCCGTCATGGCCGTCAGCTCTGACATCTGCTCCACCACCCAGCGGTCGCTCAGCTCCTGCTCCGGGTCCGCTTCCGGATTGCCCGCCACAAAATTCACCGCATC